TCTTGGTAAACGCCATTAACAAGTGAGATTGCTCTACTGGTAATGACATCACTGTATTTGTCCCAAGCTTCGCGTTTGGTAGAACAACCCATGTTGACGTAAGGCCAACCAGGGGATTTGTCCCAATCAACGAATTTGAGAACTTCATCAAGGGTAGAAAACCCACCAATTACAAATGGCGAGAACTCACGGTTGAGAATTTCAAGAGCACGGACATACTCAGTCGAAGTAAGATGCACGCCTTTCGGTCGGCACATCTTAGAGATCCAGTGCATATACGAAGCACCGGTCATAGCTGAGGGGAAAAAGGAAGGAACAAGGGAACTGTATGGTGAACTAACATACTTGGACTTTGGAAGTGGTCGATGACCAACAACCCCGACGCCAATGAACGCACTCTGATAATTACGGGAAAACCCCATAGGAGGAACGAGTCGTTCTATTGACCCCACCGGTTGAACGATGGGGACAATTAGTTTTTTGGCCGCCTCGAGAGCCACACAAGCATCTCGGGGGTGACCGCGAAAGCACCGTTGTCGACTCCGTTGTTGTTTCCAAACGAATGGAAGCCGACGATCTTGTTGGCCACAACGTATGGCGAGCCACACATACCCGCCTTAGTACTGGCCTTAATAAGAAGCTCAGTGGGACAGTCAGGCTTGTAGGTGACAACACCAGATTGAGTGCCAGTTGGGCAAACAATAGCACCGTGGGGTGTGGGATTGGACGTTGCCTTAGCTAACGTCTGAAACGCTTTCACAGAAATAACAGCACAGTTTGAGACGCGCATTGGCAGAAGAACAAGATCGCTGTCGCCAGGAATCTTGACGACATTGGACGCGAGAAAAGGCTCAGCAAGGCCGGGAGAATGGGGTGGAAACACCCTAACCTCGGCAGAGCTGCCTATAATGTGGTTTTGCGTAATCACGCCACGATCGGTATAAATCCCGTAGGCCGCATCAGTAGCACCCTCAACGGAGACAATGCCATAGAGTATCTGAGTCGAGTGCTCAATGAGAGGATTCGAGACGACGGACGAGTCACGACTGACTGAAGCGCCTTCTGGGATAGCTGGCAAAGGCTTCTTAGGGCGCTGCGACGCAGCCTTCTTCTTAGGCTTATTGGCTTCGGGAATCGGAACCTTGCATGCCACGTTGTGGACGCAAGCAGACCCCGAACAAACAACGCCACATGGTGTAACGGACGATTTAGCCAAGGAGCACTGGGGATGGTGAAAACACCCGGTGGGTGCGTATAAAGCCATAGGATTTGCAAAATTGGAGGGAGGCTGAACAGGCAAAGCATTGAGCTTGCCGTTCGATTCAGCCAAATTCCAAGAGCGCCACTGATTGAGGCCAAAGCCTTCTCAAGTCGCTCAAAACGAGCTTCACTCTCCGCGGCCTGCTTCTTAACGATGCGGGCCGCAGTGACAGCAGGATCAACGTCAACCACTGTCACAATAGCAAGGCCAGGTATAACTTGCCCTGGCTGGATTGTGATACTTTCGAAAGTCTCCTCATCATCAGGGTCATAATAAACATACTGGACCGAAC